AGTAAGCGTGCCAGTCTGGAATTGATCTGCTAATACGCTACGGCCTCTAGCGGTTCTAACTGAATCTACCTGATTAGATACATCAACAATTACAGCTGCCGAATCTGCTAAAACGTTAGTACCTAATACTCCAGAATCTAAAATAAAACTTTGTGCAAATGCTGGGCCAGTTGAGAAGTTAATAATTGCATTTATTACTGGTACAGCCATAGTTATTGTCCAGCTGCGTAAGTAGGAGAACCTTGTTTCTGCAATCTTTGTAATGCTTCTTGGACTGTGGACAATAATGCATCACCTGAAATTACATCGCCTGCAGTTGTAAGTTTTACAGAATTATCATTGTATGTAGTACCGCCACCGCCTGCGCTACCCATGGGAACAGGAGCAGTATTATAACTATTATAGTAAATAGATGAACCAGCATACATTTGTTTATTGTAATCTTCTCGTGTAACTAATCTTAACTTAGCCATAGCGTCTGTAGTAGCTGTTAATTCTTGTGCCAACTTCATAGCATTATTAGCAGCTTCTAACTCAGCATTATACTTTTTAGCCAAAGCCTCGTTATTGTCTAAGATGGCTATCTGGGCTTTAATGCGTAGTTTAGTTTCTTCATCCGTAGCATTGTTAAGAGCAGCCATTAAACCTATACGCTCAACATCAAACTTTTCTTTAAGTTTATCTACTTCAGTTTTTTTGTTTAATAATGCTAACTCAGCGGCTCTAGCAGCGTTAGCCCTTCTAATAATATCTAATTCTTTCTTTTTAATTAACTTTTCATCTGGTGCTGCGCTTAGGTTTTGAAAAGATACAGTAGAACTCTTTAGCCTTTCGCTCTTGCCTAATTTAGATAAAAGACCTACAGGGGAATACTCAATTGATAATCCTAAAAGTTTAAAGAAATTATTGTTACTTATCTTATCTAACTCTTTTAATACAACACTAATGCCTAAGATAGCATCGGCTATAGCTGTACCAAAACTTTCCATTTTAGCAGTAGCATCTTCTAGGTTTTTATCTTTACCTAATAAACTTAAAGCATCTAAAATACCTTTGCCAATAGTCTCCGACACGTTTGCAGCAGCAACTTGTAATAGATCCATTTTGCCTGCATAGGTAGTAAGTCTGGCTTTAGCCTGGCCTGCAAACTTAGTGCTTAATTCATCTAGGATCTTATTCATATCACCACTGGCTAAAGTAGTTTTACTTAGCCCAGCGCCTAATCGAGTAAGCGCGGTAGTTTGTCCAGAAAAACCTTTAGCCATAGCAGCGCTTACTTCTGTAACACTCTTACCAGTTGCGGCCGATACGTCAAGTGCAACAGATAAAGCCTTCTGGCTGTTTATTAATGATCCACTAGCTGTTAATAGTGTTTGTAATGCAGGACGCAAATTGTCGTCTAATACGCCGGTAAGTTTTTGTAGGTTGGCTATGTATAACTCAACCCCAGGAGCAGCAAAAGCATAGCCAGTATTTTGTAATTGTATTTGCAAAGCCTTGGCAGCTGCTTCATCTGCAACAAATGCTTTAACAGCATTTTTACTAAACGCCAATAACTTTTGAGCGCCAAATACGCCAATAAAAGTTCTACCTAATTTTTTAACCGTTTTGTCAAATGCACTAATTTCTTGTTGGCCTTTTTTAAGTGCTTTACCATTAAAAGTAGCAATAGCGGAGACGACTACGTTGGCCATTAGGCTGCCACCCCACGTATATTTACACCAGGTCCACTAAATGAAAATTCTTTAGGTAATGCTGATGTTTTAACTTCTGTAGATTTATTAAAATGTATAGCTGTAGCATTTATAGCATTTACAATTGCATCATAAACTTTAGGACTATCCTGAGCCCAAGCCTTGTAGATTAAACGGCCTTTAGTTTTTTTACCAGTACCACCACGTACGCCTTTAATTTTTGGCTGTGATGTAAGTGGGCCCATTGATGTTACAAATTGATAACCAGCAAACGGATTATTTGATGAATATTCTCGTGTAGATTTATTGTAAGTGTATTCCCTGGCTCGTTTAGTGCCTTCAAATCCTTGCACTGGGCCAAAGGAAGTATTGGGTTGGCTAGGATCAATCCGTTGAAATGGCGCTCGGCCTTGTGGATTTTGACGGCCTGATGTTTCATATATGCGGCCAGCTGCGCTTACGTTGTACACGTAATTACTAACCTTAAATCCATTCTTAAATGTTTGATTTTCATTAGAGTTATATCCAATACCAGACCTAACTGTGCTTGCATCATATCTAGGAAAAGGTTTGTAGTTTATTTCTGGATTACCTGTTTTGCTCCAGCCTGATAACACACTGCCATTGTCTGGCACAAATCCTTTAGCTTTAGATGATACGCCACGCATCAAAGGATCAATAGCAGTCCTAATGCGCTGGCGCATATCTTCATCAATAAACTCCAAGCCTTTTAGGACATCCTTAACGCCTACGACCTCTACTGGCATTCTTGATCTCCTTAGCTCTGTCTTGTAGGACTTGAATTATTGCTTGAAATAAATCCGAGTCCATATTTAAAAACTCACTAGGAGGGATTCCGGTTTCCACACTAAGACTTGCAATAGTGTAAGTTATAGAATCCCTCTGCGTTATTTTTTTTCTTCGTCTAATACCTCTACAGTTTCAAGAGTATCTATAAACTCTGTTCCCCATATTGGTATCTGCGCACCAGCCCTGCGTAAGCATTCATAAGCCAGCCAGAATATCTCTGTTTGGCGTTCATGCTCGCGCAGGACTTTGCTAATTCCTGATCCATACTTCTGTTCAAAAGCGTACTCAACACCTGGCGTTATCTTGTGATCTGATACTTCGCCATTAGCCCTTGTTATCTTTAGCTTTGCCATTGTTACTCCTTGTTTAGAATGCCACCGATGGGGACACTGTTAGTGCGGAGTTTAGTGTAAAGGACAGACTTGATGTTGCTATCTCAGCCACGCCACCAGTGCCAATTGGAGTTAAGTTATTTACCAGGATTGAGAATTGGTAAGTAGGGTTAGTTGCTGACACGGCAGTGCCTTTAACAGTGATTACTGATACTGCTAAAGTTTGTCCAAAGGCTGCGTTAAGGGTTGTCATAACTTGGCTTGCTGCCCAGTCGTTAATAACGTCGATAGAAAATGTGCCTGATTGCAGACCAGCAGCAAATTTGTGAGCGCTATCACCCATCGCAGTTACTTCTAGCTCATCCACGATCTGGTTAATTACAGCGTTAGTTACATAGGCGCTGATGTCGATTGAAGGTACGGTAGGCGCAGCGGCAGTAGCCAATTTAACGCCTACATTGTTATTTAGATATATGGCCATTGTTATTCCTCGTCTTTCTTGGTTGCGGTTGGTTTAGGTGTTTCTTTAATTTGGCCTGTCTTAATTAAGAAGGCTAAGTCTTCTGCTTGTCTACTCATTTTAACTCCAGCTCGTTAGGATTGATAGGGTGATTTCTGACGTTAATAAATCTCCACTGGCTGCATTAGTTATAGCTGGAGCGGAGACACTTGATATGTTTAGCACCAAAGATGATGCTGCTAACTTATTTACTACTGCGACAATAAAAGTTTCCATGCCTGCCAGGTTGCCCTGGTTATCAAAGGCAGGTGCGGTAATTAAGACTTTAAAGTTTGCTAGAGGGGCCAGGCCTACTTGCTCGTTGTTACTGGGTACAACATAGGGGTCTGAAGGGGTAATGACCACGCTATTTGCGAGCAAAGTGGCTGGTGGGTAGGCGAAAGTCGACCATACGCCCGCATTGGCTAAATCTTGGGCCAGGGTGCCTCTAAGGGTAGTTATTGCTGCTGGCATTAGCCGACCAGTGATGCGGGACTTGAATACGGCTGGATGAGACCACGCACTCGGTTAATCAGCTGATACCCCATCCGATAAGGGCTGGCAGTGATCCCATCCATACCTACCCCACCAGTCTGGCTAACCTGACGGCTTTGCCATATGTCAACAGCCACGATCATGGCAGCTTCTCTGATGGCAGGGGTCTCAGTGTAAGGCTGTGATTTATGCTCTGGGCCAAGGGCTCGGCCGTATGGTTTAACAAAATGAAATGGATCGTTTGCAGCTGTCTTTGCGTATTGAATAATGCTGTAGCCGTTAGGGTATGAACTAAATGAATATGTACTCCAAAATCCTACGCCTACTGATGCCGGTACGGTCGTTCCTGGGAACGATCCGGTAATTGTGTATGTGCCGTTATATGTTGCGCCACAATTACTAATCGTTACAGATTGACCAGTTACAAATATGCCTGGGTTGGCTAACACTACTGTCGCTACGTTGTTACTAATTGATGTGCCTACTACTGAGGCATCGTTATGCCAAAGATAACTAGAAATTATAGCTTCTGCCGATTGGCAGCACT